GATATGTTTCGTATACATTCGCTACAAATCGTAGGGTGCCATGTAAGTTTATGTGCGTACAATCCCCGTCATCCGGTGTTCTATGCCTAGCGTTGATAAGTTTAGTGACGTTTGTATAAGATTTACATACTTGAAGATCGTTATACTGTTTTTCAGTTATAATATCTAAATCCAGCATTTTTTTTAACATTATAAAGTCGGACTCTAAAAATTTAGTCAAGTTAGTATATGCCAATTGACTTATTTGGTTATTAGCGAACGACTTATTTGTGTGAGGTATGTCAATATTAAGAATCCGCTTTGCATCTTCTTCTAAAGTTGGAAAACACAAAACTCCTTCAATGTTTGATCTACAATCATTGATAATTTTGTCATAATAGTAGTGTAAATCCTCATATATCGTTTTAATATTTTCTGGAGCTCTTAATATATCGGGAATCAAAGTACCACTTGAGTCATATAGATCCTCTGCAAACTTACACACATCGTAATCATACTTACTAAGATTAATGTGTTCAGGTAAATTTCCCCATAACTCATGGATAGGATCCTTTAAATATTTTAGGATGTTTTCTTCTTCAGTTATCCCCTTGTCTTTCAAAATTAGTTCTTGATATATTTTATAAGAACTATTCTTTAATAGTATTATTCTCTCTTGTATCAAAAAATTAAAAGTGGATACAAATCTATCAATAGGATTTCTTAAACTAATAACAAAAGATGAGTCTTTGAAAGGTTCAATATCATCTGTTCCCATCTTCACGACCGTTGTGTTAGCACCACATGGACGACGACAACAGTGAATACGGTGGATATCTATATCATTATCCAAACATGCTTTATGTACACTCGAACCACCCGTTCTAGGTACATGAATGAATACACGCATATTATATACATAATGTTTATTCTTTTAAGTATATAGAGAAAAGATCGTAAATATATGTATGTATCGTGTGGCTATTAACGTAGATGAAGTTTTAGTAGAGTTTCTTAAACCTATGGCCCAGCATAACAAACTAAAACTACCTTCAAAACCAAGATATTCGTATGTATATAGAAATATCTTCGATTTGTCCGAAGAAGAATCAACAAAAATGGTACGTGATTTTTACAATTCACAAACTTTTAATAACTTAGAACCTCTACATGGGTCTCGTGCAATTGTCCAGATGATGCGGCCAAAAATATATAAAATATACGCAATTACGGGTCGCCAAGAATGTGTTCGACATAAAACAGAAGATTGGTTAGACGACAATTTTCCCAGACTTTTTGACGACATGATTCTAACAAATAGTTACACTCCTCTGCAAGTGTGTAAAGCTGATATATGTAGTTCATTAAACATAGATACTATCATAGACGACAGTAACATAGATTGTGGTATATGTAGATATATGGGTATAAATCCTATTCATTTTGCAGGGTATGACGAGGAAATGTATCCATGGTGCTACGAAGATGAAACCAGTGTCACAAGTTGGGTGGAATTATACAAGAAGAATCTACTTTAGACTCTTGATGGCAGTTGCAATGTTGGGAAATATTTTCCCTTGAAATTTGACACGACCCGTCCTGGCATTGAAGTATCCCTCGTGTCCATTGAAAACTGCTCTATGAATATCGAGACCCATATAAAAAATACAACATTATAATTAGTAGATATGAGTCTTTCAATTATTATGGGAAATATGTTTTCAGGTAAGACTTCCGAACTTATCAGAAGACTCAAGCGTTTGAAAGTTCTTGGGAAAGACATTATAGTTGTAAACTCAGCAAAAGATACTCGATCACCCGATGAAGTTTTGAAGACGCATGATAGTGTGAAATTTAACTGTCACAAAGTTCATGATCTTTTTAGTCTCTTAGACAGAGATGCATTTGAAAACGCAGACATTGTTGCCATTGATGAAGCACAGTTTTTCCCTAGACTCAAAAAATTTGTGGAACATTGTCTCTATCTGAAAAAACAGATTATACTAACAGGTTTGGATGCGGATTCTTTTCAAAGAAAGTTTGGTGAACTCATCGATTGTATTCCACTCGCATGTGAAGTTGTGAAACTATCAGCCTTGTGTATGGTATGTAAAGATGGAATATGTGGACCATTTACAAAAAGGATTGTACCAGATAAACAATTAGAATTGATCGGAGGAAGTGATATGTATATAGCAGTTTGTAGAAATCATCTTTATTCAGATGAACTTACACATTCTGATATGTGGTGGATGGGTAGATAATAATATGAATATAACATATAATATGAACACTACCGGTGTTGTTCTCGTATTGTGCATATCCTGTTCTTTATGTGTCGCGGGTAGTTTCTTCGGTGGTTTCATTGATGGAACTGAACCTCATTTTTTGAAAGTTATAGAAGCTGATAAAGCTAAAGAAGGTTATAGTCTTGCAGTGAAACTTCGTGAAAAGCATAAAAATGAACTTAGTAAATTTTCAAATCCTGGACCAGGTGGATCGGACTTAGATGAAGATGAATACGACGAATATAAGAAAATCACCGATAAACTAAAGGAAGAAACACGTGATTCATTTTTTTGTAAAAAAGCCATAGCTTTTGATATAAAAGGTAGTAAAAAGGTTAGAGATAACTATCAAACTAATGTGTTTACACTTGATGGTACAAAGAGGAAAAAAGATATATATGAAAAATATATTGGATCGAACGACGTCGAAGAAAGTGAAAGAATGCCCATCGAGTTACTATTTCAAATATGTATGAACTCTAATACTTAAACCCTAACAACCTCTTCTGTTTGTTTGTAGATCTAGTAGGTATATCCTCGTTACCGTGTACCCATTGACACCCATCGTGAGCCGTCCACTTTATCCCGTGTTTTGACAAAGTTTTGCGACACAATACACAGGGTAATGATATCGCATCTCCAAGTGTATTCCTTCTCTCTACTATCAACTGACCATACTTTCGGTGTAGCCAGTCTGTAAATTGATGGGGTTTTTTACCACTCTTGATACACTTGATATACAGGCTGCGTATAAGTCTTCTCTCAGCACATAACACGTTGTCACTTATGACACATGGCCCACGTGACATATAGCTTGTCACCGTGCAGTACTTCATAAATAATCTAAATGTATTATAAATATGATGTTTACTCAGGTACAAATTATACTTCTCTCCGTTTTCCTGTTCGTCCTCGTGATGACAAAGAACTTAGGTAATCGTCCCGCTATTGCTATTTTCGCGGCGACAACCCTCCTTCACATGTATGACCATCTCTTCTTATTGAAGCGTGGTAAGGAGAAGAAGTTGGTTGAAAATTACGCTTGCCCTTCCTGTAGTGGTGCTTAATTTCTAGGTATATAGAAATGCCCCACTGTTACGAAAAATACCAGCCCGAGACCGAGGCTGAGGCCGAACCCGTCCAGAAGAAGTTACTCATTGTCCCCAAGATGCCTTTCGGTCTTACCGTTTTCCAGGTTGTCCAGGTACTCATGCTTGCGTACATCATCCTCAAGCAGAATAAACTTGTCTAATTATAATAATGAAGGTCAGACTCATCAAGAGTCCCAACCCCCAAAAGAAATTCAGAGCGATCTTCGAAAATGGTCGTAAAGTAGACTTTGGTGGTCGAGGCTACACTGACTATACAATCCACAAAGATCCAATGCGGATGCGTTTATATGTTCAACGTCATGGTGGAAATGTTCCAAGCGGCGATCAAGACGTACATAGACGTATGTTGAGCGTCGTTAAGAGTGATAAAGAACGTTGGTCGAAAAATGGTATGTACACTGCCGGTTTTTGGTCTAGGTGGTTACTTTGGAGTCAACCATCCATGACGAAAGCTAAGCGACTGTTGTCCTCGCGTTTCGGTTTGCGATTTGTCTAAGACCTCGACGATTCAATGCACCTTGAAGATTCCTGATTAGGTTCTGTGGCATACCACCACGTGAAGGCATTGCGCGCCTCATAGGAGGTCGAGGTGGTGGTGGAGGAGGAGCCCTAGAACTTGTGGTACCCATGTTTAACAGAGATTTGCACATACCAACTGTCTGTTTTGCATTTTTAACACGATTTTCCATATTTCTGCGAACCTTTTTTCGTAACTCCTTCATGGTTAATTTTGTGCGTTTACCATTTACATCTTTTGTGACACGTTGACCGGTTCCCTTAACTTTTTCCTTCAACTGCTTGTAGTCCATTAATATTGATAAAGAAAATGTTTGAAATATAACTATGTCCTATAAAGAAGATTTAACAGAAACAAATCGACTCATACGAGAAGTACTTCTTCCTGAGATGGTAAATTTACGAGGGGAACTAAATGAATTGCGGCGGTATACCTGGCCATATATACAATCTCTAAAAGAGAACAATCAACTTGACGACATTCAAGCGAAGCGGAATTTTTCGCAACACTTGGATGATGATACGGTACTTCAATTACTGAAGATTAAGGCTATTCACCTTCAACGAAGAGGAGATAATGGATCTTTGACAATGAGAGAATTTGATTTAATTAGAAAAAATTGTCCGTCCGGTACGCCTTCACAGTGAAAACATCATCCCGACCATAGACAGTTACTTGCTCACCACCATACAATTCGGGGCAACCGATGTCCTCTGTACACTCACGACCATCTATGGAAACGGGAATAGGGTACACCTGATCACCCAGGGTTGTTGTGTGGTAGTGATAGCGGTCACGTCTGTTACGAACCTCGCGACCATATAGAGGTAAAGTTTCACCCGCCTCGTTAGAAAGTAGTCCGATTTGCTGGAAATGTCCAGGCTTGTATTTCTTTATGGGTGGACCTCTGTATTCTGGAGGCATTCGCTGACTCTCAACCCTCACGGGAACTGGTACCTCCACCGGAACGGGGACCTCTACTTCTACTTCGACTGGGTTCCTCACTAAAGCGTAAATCATGATCACGGGGATAGACAGAAGAACTACAGAATTTACAAGCTTATAGTTAATCTTCATCTTTATAATAAGCCATGAAAATATTGGGGATCGATATTGGGTATACAAATATGGGCCTGGTCATGGCATTATGTCATGGACATAAAATAGAAATTGAATATTTGAAAAAAGTTGATTTAGGAGAGTATAAATATTTGGGTAAGAGTAATGATGCCGCTGTTCTGATATCTTTATTTGTAGAGGAGTATGATCATATATTTAAAGAAGCTGATGTGATTCTTGTGGAACGACAGCCACCATCTGGGATGAATAATATAGAAGCATTGTTACATTACATCTTCATGGATAAAGTGGTTTTGATATCCCCACTTAGTGTGCATAGACACTTTGGTATGGGTGGTTTAAATTACGAAGAACGAAAGGAAAGAAGTGTGAAAATAGCCAGAAAGTACATAGAGGAAATACCATATGATCGTGAACACGATATAGCAGATGCTCTATGTATGATTATACACTACAATTGGAAAGTGGCTGTTCACTTTTTTGACTCATTTAGATTTAAGCCCCATGATCGTATTAATGCGGCCAAGTCTTACTTGAACCAACATCCAGAGGGCAAAAGCGGATAGTTTAATGAGTTTACCAGATGTGTCATCAGAAACATTATACACAGGGTCAAGAACTCGTGACATAAAAGTTTTCGATTTATCCTGACCAGTTAAATATACCTCAAGTTGCGTAAGACAACATGTGTCATCGTTTGTTATCCAGTGGAAAAAGACAAATGGTATAAATAAAGAATACATCTCAAGCCATCGAACGTCTTTGACGAACATGGGTACGACCACAGCCGCCACCAACATTAATAAATGAAGCACAAAGATTATGTTCATATATAATAGACGATGAAAAAATCGTGGAACGATCAACATGAAAATATATTACG